TTGGGATTGATTTAATTTCCATCACGCCGCCTCCCTAGTGTCAAAACCGAGTTTTGCAACTTCACGTGTGTAGGCAGCTTGCGCGTTCTGTGCCCATTTTTCATATTCGCGGGAAAAATTGGGCTCCTGCAAACGCATATTCACCGCGCTTATTGAGACGGATATGGCCGCCCGCCCGCGG